TATGATGTTCCTTTTATATTCGCAGGTAACAAAAAAATGGCTCAAGCTATAACTAGAACATTATTAATAAAAGCCTATAATTACCGAGTAGCCGGAACGATTTAATGAGCATATTTAAGCCAGACTATGAATGGAGAAAAAATCTCCCTCCAGAGGCTAGTCTTATAAACCCTTTAAAAGACATTCCAAAGAATTTAAAAGAAGAAAATGAATTAATAGAGTTTGCAAAAATGTCAAACCCTATGTACTCTCCTGTTTTTGGCATAAAGTACATAATGAATGTGAACCTACTAGAGCATCAGCTTGGCATGTTGCTTGCAATGCTTAAATTCAAATTTCCAATGCTTCTTCTTTCTCGTGGAGCTGGAAAAACAATGATGCTTGCAATATATTCAATATATCATGCAGTAATGTTTCCAAATACTAGAATAATACTTGTTTCAGCATCTTTTAGACAGTCTAAGTTGATATTTGCAGAAATAATCAGAATTTATAAAAAGTCTCCAATATTATCTTTAATTTCAGATCATGAGCCAAGAGTTGGAAATGATACATGCAGATATTCTGTTTGTGGGTCAACAATCACAGCCCTTCCGCTTGGTCCAAATGGAGATAAAATTAGAGGTGAGCGAGGTCATGTTATCATTGCAGACGAATTTGACAGCATAGACCCCGAAATCTTCAACAAAGTAATTAGAGGCTTTGGAGCAACTTTTTCAGATCCATATGAAAAATCTAGAGATATAGCAAAAGGCAAAGACGAAAAAAACGAGCAAGAACAAGAAGAAGGCCCTCAAAAAATTAGCCAAGGAAACAAAATAATACTAGCAGGAACTGCTGGATACACAAATGGTCCATTCTATCAACAATATAAGCACTATTCTGCAATAATAGCAAATAGATTACAGGGAAATGCAAATTCCTTTTCCGACATACTTGGATCTGAGCATGAGTATGATGTAGACTATAAAGATTATTGTATTATAAAATATAGATATGATGAACTAAAAGAAGGCATAATGGACAGAAAGCTAATCGACGCAGCTAGGGCCACTATGCCAAAACACATATTTGACATGGAGTATAACGCTCAGTTTGCAGATGATTCTGCAGGTTTCTTTAAAGCAAAAGATATAAAAGAAGCTACCGCAAATTCACTTGATGGCTTTCAAATAGTGACAAAGGGCAGACAAGACAGACATTACATACTGGGAATAGATCCAGCTAGAACCATAGATAGATTCTCTATAAGCGTAGTAGAAATAGGACAGCCAAATAAAATAGTTTACCATTGGACATGTCAAAATAAAAAGTACTCTTACGCTGCTGCAAAAATAAGAGGTCTAATGAGAGATTTTAATGTAATTGGCATAAACATGGACTCTGGCGGCGGAGGAATGGCTGTAGAAGAGCTTTTAAACGTAGACAAATCTCCAGATGGCTTAGACATAAAGAAGGCCAATGAGCCAAAAATTCTTAGAATTGATTCAGAAGACAGAGATGAATCTGCAATAAAGATATTAAATCTTCAGTCTTTTACTAGCAATTGGATAGAAGAAGCTAACTCTTTGCTTCAAAAAAACATAGAAGATAAAAAAATAATGTTTCCGAGGCCAACTTGTGATTACATGAGCGAAAAGAGCGATGATTGCATTTATGAAATAGCTGAACTTAAAAAAGAACTATTATCAATAACTGTAACATATACAAGCTCAGGAAGAAAGCATTTTGATCTAAAGCCACAAAATTCAAAAACTGACGACAGCGTTAAGCATAAAGATAGATATAGCTCATTACTACTGTCAAATTACATGGCTTCAAAGTATGAAGATATGACAATGAGTGCGAATGATTTGGCGAAAAGAGCATATGATAAAGAAGACACTATAGGCGGCTGGGCTGACGAATTTAACTCACCTGTTTGATTTAAATCGTATAATAATATGTAGCATTATTATAGCTTTATAGGAGAAATATATGACCAATGCGCCAAATAATGATAGCAACAATAAATCAATACATCGCAGAGCCAAGGCTTGGGACGGGTTTTTAGCAAAAGAAGCTGAGATAGTTCATAAGTCTGAGTCAAATTTTGGTAGAAGTAAAGTTAAATTTGATGGAGGCACAGAAAGAGATGGCGTAAGTGAATCTGAGATTAAAAATAGAATAGCATCATGTAGAGAAGCATATGAAAATGTTGGAATAATAGGCAACATTATAGACTTAATGAGCGACTTTGGCGTAGAGGGAATTGAAATATATCACAAGTCAAAGCCAATAGAAAAGTTTTTCAAACAGTGGGCTAAGAAAGTAAAACTAAGAGAGCTTTCAGAGCAAATATTAAAATGTATCTATAGGGACGGAAATGTTCCAGTATTATCTTTAACTGGCAAAATAGACCAAAATGAAATAGAAAAATTCAGAAGAAGCTTTGGTAAAGAAAAAAGCACAAATTCTTTATTCGAAGATAAAGCCACACCTAGTAGCAGAATAATTCCTTATAAATATAAAATCTTAGATGCTCTGAGCATTTATAGGACGGGAAACTCCATTCTTGGCAATGATAGGTGGTCCTACCAGTACAACCAGTCTGATTGTAAAGAGCTTATAAAAATGGAGGGTGGCGGCAATAATTCAAAAGAAATAAAAAAAATAAAAGACGCGATAGGGCTAGATGCTTGGGAAAAGCTAAAGACAAAGGGACTCTACGATTTAGATCCAAATAAATTTAGCATGTTGTTTTACAAAAAAGACGGCTATCGCTGTTGGGCTAACCCCATGCTATGGAGAGTTATGGGTGACATAAAGTTCAAAAAATTAATAAGAGATATGGATATATCAGTAGCAGAAGGCGTAACCAGTGCTGTAACTATAGTAAAACTAGGTGATACAGCAGCAGGATTACCCCCAAGTAAAAATAAATATACAAAAATGGTTTCAATGATGAAGAACCCATCTAAGTCAAAAACCATAGTTTGGGACGACTTGATATCTCTAGAGACCGACTACCCGCCAGTGAAAGACTTTTTCTCTGCTGAAAAATATAAGCAAGTAGATGATGACATTAGAAGTGGACTGGGTGTTGCAGAAATACTAGTAAATGGTGGCGGCGGAAATTATAGCAACTCATACCTTTCTGTTAAAACTCTTCTAGAAAGACTTGAAACAGGTAGGTCCATATTGTTAGAATTCTTAAATGAGCAAATTGAGCTAGTGACAAAGAACATGGGTTTTAGAAATGCTCCACACATAAAGCTAACAAACATGTCTTTAGCAAACGAAGAAACCGAGAAAAAATTTATATTAGAGCTTTTTGACAGAAATGCTTTATCTTATGAAACAATGGTCTCTAGGTTTGGCGAAAATCTGGAAATAGAAGTAAGCAGAATGAGTGAAGAAGCTAAAATAAGAGAATCTGAAAAAGAAGATAGTCCATTTGCACTGCTAAGAGTTGGCAAGTTTGGCCCTCAATACCCTAATGGTCCTCCAACAATAGTAGAAATAGCAGATATAGAGCAAAATAATCTGCCGTCTTCCCAAGAACAAAATGGAAGAAAAGGCGGGAGCCCAACTGGCCCAAAGAATAGAAGAGAAGTGACAGAAGAGCCAGCTAGACCAGTTGGTGAAACTGCGGCCTCTTGTTCGACTTACAGTTATAAAGAGATTGATGAAGCTTTTGATTTCTGTTATGAGTCAGCAAAGAATCATATTTTTGAAGAAAAAAAATACAAAGATGCAAGAAGCTTAAAGTCTGAAGACATAGATAGCATAATAAAGCTTGTAACTAACTCTGTGCCAAGTTTACTATTGGAAAAATCTAAAGATGATAAATTTTCAAAAACAGAGGCTCCAGAAAAGCTAGATAGATGTGTTAGACAGGTTACAAAACAAGAAGTTGAAAATTACATAAAGCAAAATGGAAGAAGACCCAGCAAAGAGGCTTTAAGAGAGATAACTCAAAAAGCATTTGCGGTTTGCAAAACTTCTCTAGGTGACAAGGATTAATAAGAAAAATGGCTAACATATTTCAATTTGGACCCGAAGGAAGGCACATATTAGTCGATGCATCTGGAAGAATGGTTGTAAATTCTCTTTCTAGTGCAGCTCCTTTTATTTATGCATATGGCCCAGAGGGACACCCTCTTGCTGTTGACGCTTCTGGTAGATTGCTAATATCTGATATTGCTACGGGGTCTTCAGGTGTATCTGGGGCAATTGGACTAGACGGGTTAACAGACGTAATCATAACTACACCCACAAATGGCCAAATAATACAATACGATGGTGTCTTTTGGGAAAATGTTAACAATACTGTTGAAAATCTTTCAAATGTAACTGGTTCAGCAATAAGTGGCCAATTTTTAAGTTACAATGGATCAAATTGGGTTGCAAGTGATGTATCATTAACACTAGATGAGCTTTCAAATGTAATAATATCTACTCCTTCAACAAATGACGCTTTGATTTACAATGGTGCAAACTGGGTCGCGAGCGGCCTATCAGCTATAATAAATTCTAATGTTACCTATGAGGCACTAGATTCTAACGGAGACATCGGAGCAGGATCTGGCCAAGTTGCATCTGGATTACATTCTCACAATTTTGAAGATCTTACAAATATGTCATTTTCAGGTGCTCAATCTGGAGATATAGCAAGATACAATGGTTCAATTTGGCAAAATTCAAATATATTAACAAAAACTACACCTATTTACGACGGCATGTCAACTACACCTTTGACTGTTTCTATATACACTTCTGGAGCTACACCAGATGTTTACTTATCAGTATCGGGATATGAGGCCAACAATACTTTTACCGCAATAGAAAATCAAGGACAAACTATTGTTGGAAGCGGAGACTCAATCCAATTGATAGCTGGAAACAATTCAAGTCTTCAGGCGAACTATGCATACTATTCAGTTTCTGGCTCATCACTAGTTCTAGAAACAAGTACAACTGGATTCCCGCCTTCTGGTTCTCATGTTAGAGTTGCAGAGGCTCATATCCAGTCAAGCTCAGGCGTGGCATCCGATGGCCCAATTGTTTTTGTTGAGTGGTCTGATGAAATAGAAGACGAAAGACAAATTGGACATTTATCAGACATTAATACTTGGATAAAGTACCAATCAGCTAAATGGCTTAGCGGAGTTAGCTTTAGTGGAATTATAACTACAAATCCATCAACTGCTGACAATGTTGGGTTTTCAGGGTCAGCAGGAAAAGTTCTACTCTCTCACGAAATGAATTTTGATCAAAAAGATTTTGGAATACCTTCTTCTAGCGGTGTTGCATTTGTGACTAATTACCCAAGCTCTCCATACTTAAGAATACAAGATTTAAATGAATTGCTAGTAGATTCAAATAATTCAAGCTTAGTTAATAAGTATTTTACACTAGTTATATGGGGAGTTGTAAACCCAGAAGGTATGTGCCAACTAATGGTTAACTTGCCAAATGGTTCATATACAAATGAGGCAAAGTTACTTAACGATGTAAATGGAATTAGCGACTACTCAATACCTAGTGAGTTTTCACATAATTCATTTTTAATTACAGAGCTTAAACTTAGGCATCAAAACGCAAACAACGGAACTTGGACACTTTTAGATTCAATTGATCTAAGGGGCTATGAGCCTAGCAATTCTGTTGGTGGGTTATCTCGGTCCGTGTCACTTTTATTAGATGAACTAAATGATGTTACAATTACAGCAGCTTCAAGTGGTCAATATATTCAATACAACGGGTCAGAATGGATTAACACAACTGTCTCTGCTGGAACTTCTAGTCTATCAGGGCTAACTGATACAAGTGTATCTGGCGCAAGTCCATCAGAAGTTCTTGTGTACAATGGCTCTGTTTGGATTCCCTCTGGAATTACATATCCAGTTGACTCGGTTAACGGACAAACCGGAAATGTTGTTATAACGGCAAGTGGACTAGGAGCATTAACTTCCTCTTCTGGAATCGACGATTTATCAGATGTAAACACATCTGGTGTCTCAATCGCGGATTCATTAGTTTATGATGGAGCCAACTGGGTTCCCTCTGGCATAACAGTTGGAGCCGCATCTTTGTCTGGACTAACAGACACAAATGTTTCAGGAGTCAGTAATTCTGATGTCTTGGTTTACAGTGGGTCTCAGTGGGTTCCGTCTGGCATAGCATTCCCTGTTGACTCGGTAAACGGGCAGACTGGAGATGTTACTATAACCGCAAGCGGCTTAGGAGCACTGACGACATCATCTGTAATTGGAGACTTATCGGACGTAACAATAGCTTCTGCTACTAGTGGCGAAATATTGCAATATGACAATTCCACAATAGTAAACAGAACTCTTTCAGAGGCGGGAATATCTGAAGTTGGTCATAGTCATGATTTAAACGATCTTTCAGATGTAAACACTTCAGGTGTAGCACAGACTGATGTAATTGCCTACGACGGTGCAGGCTGGGTGGCATCCGGTATAAGTTTCCCCGTTATTTCAGTAAATGGGCAAACCGGAACTGTTTTAATAACTGCAAGTGGACTAGGAGCACTAACACCCTCGTCTGGAATCGACGATTTATCAGATGTTAACACATCTGGTGTTTCAGCAGCAGACTCACTTGTTTACGATGGGGCTAACTGGGTACCATCTGGTGTAACGGCTCCAGTAACTTCTGTTAACAGCCAAACTGGCGATGTCACCATAACGGCAAGTGGGCTAGGAGCACTAACATCTTCGTCTGGAATCGACGATTTATCAGATGTAATAATAGTCTCTGCGACAAGTGGAGAAATTTTACAGTACAGCGGATCAACCATTGTAAACAGAACGCTTTCAGAAGCTGGTGTGTCAGAAGTTGGGCATACTCACGCGATAAATGATTTATCCGATGTAAATACTGCAGGTGTAACACAAGCAAATGTGATTGCTTATAACGGTGCAAGCTGGGTAGCATCTGGTATAAGTTTTCCAGTAAGCTCTGTTAATGGTCAAACCGGAGCGGTCGTTATAACAGCAAGTGCACTAGGGGCGCTAACTTCATCTTCTGGAATAAATGATCTCTCTGATGTAAACACTTCAGGTGTTTCAACAGCAGACTCACTTGTTTACGATGGGGCTAACTGGGTGCCATCTGGTGTAACTGCCGGATCAGCATCACTGTCAGGCTTAACTGACACTAGCGTTTCAGGTGCTTCAAATACAGAAGCACTAATATACGATGGCAATCAATGGGTGGCCAGCGGTCTTTCCACAATAATAGACTCAAGAGTAACCTATGAGACACTTGACACTAATGGCGATGTTGGAGTTGGCTCATCGCAACTAGCATCTGGTTCACACTCACACGCTTTGCAAGACTTAACAAATGTATCAATAACTTCTGCATCTTCTGGGCAAACAATAGAGTATGATGGATCAGATTGGGTAAATGTAACGCCGTCTCAAGGAGTTACAACTCTCTCAGCACTATCAGACACAAATGTTTCAGGAGTCAGCAATTCTGATGTTTTGGTTTACAGTGGATCTCAGTGGGTTCCGTCCGGTATAACATTTCCTGTTGATTCTGTTAATGGACAAACTGGAACTGTTACCATAACCGCAAGTGGATTAGGCGCACTAACATCTTCCTCTGGAATAGATGACCTATCCGATGTAGAAATAACTTCCGCTACTAGTGGGGAAATATTACAATATAGTGGCACCACTATAATCAACAGAACTCTATCAGAGGCTGGCATATCAGAAGTTGGCCATAGTCATAATTTAAATGATCTTTCAGACGTAAGCACTGCAGGTGTCACGCAAACTGACGTAATTGCCTACAACGGTGCAAGCTGGGTGGCTTCAGGCATATCTTTCCCTGTAACATCAGTGAATGGGCAAACCGGAGCAGTTGTAATAACTGCGAGTGGCCTCGGGGCTCTAACCTCATCCTCTGGAATAAACAATCTTTCAGATGTAAATACCGCTGGTGTTTCAACTGCTGATTCATTGGTTTACAATGGAGCTAACTGGGTGCCTTCTGGTGTAACAGCTCCAGTAACTTCTGTGAACAGTCAAACTGGAGATGTGGTTATAACCGCAAGTGGATTAGGTGCATTAACCTCGTCTTCTGGAATAGATGACTTATCTGATGTTACTATAGCCTCCGCAACAAGTGGTGAAATACTACAATACAGTGGCTCTACTATTATAAATAGAACACTGTCAGAAGCTGGTGTATCAGAAGTTGGTCACAGTCATGATTTTAACGATCTAAATGATGTAAACACTGCAGGCGTATCACAAACTGATGTAATTGCTTACAACGGCGCAAGTTGGGTTGCATCTGGAATTACATATCCCGTTGATTCTGTTAATGGGCAAACAGGAACTGTTGTTATAACGGCAAGTAGTTTAGGGGCTCTTACTTCATCCTCTGGAATAGATGATCTTTCCGATGTGAACACTTCTGGTGTTTCAACCGCTGACTCATTAGTTTATGATGGGGCAAACTGGGTTCCATCTGGTGTAACAGCCCCAGTAACCTCAGTTAACAGCCAAACAGGGGATGTAACAATAACCGCAACAAGCCTCGGAGCACTAACATCTTCTTCTGGAATAGACGATTTATCTGATGTTACCATAACTTCTGCAGCAAGCGGTGAAATACTTCAATATAGTGGTTCAACAATAGTCAACGTAACTCTTTCAGAAGCTGGTATATCAGAAGTTGGTCATACACATGCAATAAACGATTTGTCTGATGTAAATACAGCCGGAGCATCTAGTTCGGATGTAATTGCCTACAACGGTGCAAGCTGGGTTGCTTCAGGTGTAACTTTCCCCGTAACCTCAGTGAACAGCCAAACTGGCGCAGTTACAATAACTGCAACAAGTCTCGGAGCACTGACTTCTTCTTCTGGAATAGATAACCTATCAGATGTAGCAATAACCTCTGCAACAAGTGGCCAACTACTAAGGTACAATGGTTCAAATTGGGTAAACTATGAAAATGTTCCGTATAGAGACAAGGTTAACACTGTTGGTTCAGACTTCAGTATTACTGCTAACAATGTTTATCTATTTGAAAGCAGCTCTGGCGCACTAACTGGAACACTTCCTAGTTCACCCCTATCTGGAGACAGAGTGATATTAAAAGACAAAGATGGGCAAGCTGCAACAAATAGGCTTAGCATAGAGACACCTTCAGCAGAAACTATTGACGGTGCAAGTAGTTACCAAATCGGTTCTAATTTTGGCTCATTAACTTTAATTTCAGATGGAACTAATTGGTTCATAGTCTAAGGAGATTTAAATGCATACTTATTGGACACTTTTATACTTAGAGTCAGAGGGGTTGCCAATTCACCCACTTCCATCTGGAGCAGATTTAAATGAAGAGCTTTCAAAAAACTGTTTAGTAAGAGACAAGCTAAATGACAATTTTTATATTACAACAGATAAAAATTACTTACAGATTCAGAATAAGATAAAAGTTCATAAATCAAAAAATAGCTCAACATTAGAACTAAATCAAGATTATGTAAATTTAGTTCTAGACTCTGTTGAAATTGATTCAGACTATGTTGATATTGAAAATTCAGAAATTGTAGTAAAAAAGTCTGGAGTTTATAGTATAAATTGTTGTTGTGAAATTAAAGATGTTGACTTAGTGTTGGAAGCAGGAAGCTATATTTCAAACTGTTATAGCAACAATGACCTCATAGATTTTGTTGAAATTAATGAAGGAGAGTTAGTTAAAATAAAAGCAAAAAGCACAAATGGTCAAACTCTCTCAGTTCCACAAAATTCAATTAAAATTTTTATAGAAAATAGATAAAATGTCATTTTTAGGAGATAATCCAAATTATAAGTCAATTGATCTAGACCCAGTGTCTTCTCCGCCAAGCTCTCCAGAGCAAGGTCAGATTATATATCATAATTCAAGTGGACTATTGGTTTATGACAGTGTAAATTGGATTAAGCTTGATATAAGTAGAATACAAGATTTTACAGATGTTGATTTAACTGGCGGAGTTGCAACAGAAGATGCGTTGGTTTATGATGGATCAAATTGGATTGCATCTGGAATAGTTTTTAACAATATAACAGATTTAAATGATTTTGCTGGCAGCCCATCAAGTGGTGACTATCTGGCTTATAATGGAACAAACTGGATTCCTTCTGGAATATCAGGCGGAGGTGGTGGTGGAGCAAGTGAGATAAACGATTTATCTGATGTTTCAATAACCTCTATACAAGACAATGATTTATTAATATACAATTCTACTTCTGGAGCTTGGATTAATGAAAAATTAGAGTTAAATGACTTAAGTGATGTAGTAATAACATCTCCAGCAACTAACAGTGCTCTTCAGTACAATGGATTTTTTTGGACAGATTCTACTGCTACAATAGCAAGTGGAGAATCTTTTTTAAACCTTATATCAGAAGTCAATCAAACAAGTCATGTTTCTGGCATAGCTATATCTGGACTAGGCTCTGTATACGATAATTATTTTATAATTGGAACAAATATTGAGGCAAAAGATGGAACTGCTGCTAGAAACATAGCGATGAGGTTCGCATCTTCTGGTTCAGATATTAACACTAACTACGACTATACAAATTCTAGAAGAACTCAGGGTAGCGCCACCTTATCCACTTCTATTGGTAACAGTACAAATCTTTTTCAATTTTTTAATGGGAATAATAGCAATTATCAATATAAAACAGTTTTAACTGGGTACTTTTCTAAAGTAGGAACAGGAGCTACTAGTGGCTACCCACTTTGGGCTGGAAAGTGGGACGTAGTAACTGACTCTTATCATACACAGATATTTGGAAGATGGGATGGCGATGAGCCAACAGACTCTATTTCGTTTAGAGCAGTAAATGGCATAACTGTAACTCAAGCAGGAACAGTAAAAGGCAGATTTAGACTTTACGGATTTTAGTAGGAGTTTTAAGTGTCATACGAGGGTCAAAATCCAAGAAACTTTGATTCAATATCTCTTAGCGGTGTGTCCCCAACATCTAATAGTGGTGTTTTATTTTACTCCTCTCAATCTGGATTAGTGATATCAAATGGAAGTTCTTTTGAAAAAGTTGACTGCATATCAATTCAAGACTTATCTGGATTCATAACATCTACACCCTCTTCAGGCCATGTGTTGGCTTTTTCTGGAACAGAGGGGCAAATAATATCAAGTGGAGTGACAATCATAGATCAACTGGAGTCATTTTCCGATTTCACTGGAGGGCCAAGTGCATCTGGAGACTTACTTAGAAGAAATGGATCAAGTCAGTGGTATCCAGATGAATTTACCGGAGGAGGTGGAGGATCTACAGCACTATCATCGCCTGAGTTCCAAACTGGAGACCCCGGTCTTAGAATCAATAGCCTAGTAAATAATAGTTATTTAGAATATGATTCTACTAGTCAAGTTATTGTAAACTCACCAGTATCGAACATGTCTCTTAATTTGACCATATCTAATACAAGTGGAATATCATCTAATACAGATCTAAACGACTTTTTAAGCTGGAATGGTTCATTTTGGGTTCCCAAAGCAGGCATGACAAACTATATAGAAGAAATAAGATCTACTGGATCAGAGTCTGGAGTAAGATCATATTTAGATTTTCCATATTTTATTGATCCGGCAGAAGGAGAAATGGCTTACAAAATAAGAATTAAAAATTTAACTTTAAGCAATGATGATCAACTTAATTTTAGAGTTTTTCAAAACTATATTCCAACTAGTACTGTAACTGAAATAACCCAAAGATATTATTACTCAAATAGGGTTACAACGCCGGGTAGCACATCTGTTTCAACCAGTGCTGCATCATTTGTAAACGCAATGCAAATTCTAGGAACTAAAGATAAAGACATTAAGACAAGAATTGATGTATTCTTTGGTCTCATGGGGTATCCCGATTCAAATGGTGTATATGGAAACGGGGGTGATAAGCACGTCACTATTCAGGGAGACATTTGTAATATTGCAGAGATTGGCGACCACAATGATTTTCTAGGCAAACATTTTGGATTTTATACTAATAACTTTGAATTAAATAAACTTAGACTCTACACAACTTCAGGCTCAAGAATAAGTTGTGACTGGTCTGTAGATTGGATGGGTTAAAATGAGCATATTGACATTTATTGGTACAATTTTTAAGCCAGCAGTAGATCTTATAGATGACTTACACTTGAGCAAGGAGGAAGAGGCTACATTAAAAAATGAATTAGAAAAAATTCAAGTACAAGTTAAAGAAAAGGTAATAGATCTTGAATCAAAAACCATAGAAGGCCAAGCCAAAATAATAGAGGCTGAAGCAAGAAGCGACTCTTGGTTAACCAAAAACTGGAGACCAATGGTTATAATGAGCTTATTCTCTCTAATAGTTTTAGACTATTTTGGAGTATCGTCTTCTGACGGCCTACCAGAGCAAGCTTGGAGAACAATTGATATAGCGCTGGGTGGATATATTGGTGGAAGATCTGTTGAAAAGGTTGCAAGAATAGTTAAAACATCCACTTAAAAAACAAAGTTCGTATATTATTATGAGTGCTTTATTTAACTTTTAACTTTAAGGCAAAAATGGAATTTAAAACAGAGATAAGATGCTTAGCTGAATTAATGCAAATGTCCGAAGAGGATGTTCAGCATTGCTTAGAGCTTGCCAAATCTGCAGAAAACGACAGCTTCAAACCTACTGACGGCATGGTCAGAGAAGCCAAAAAAGGGCTTGAGTGGAGAAGAGAGCATGGTCGAGGCGGAACAGATGTTGGAATTGCTCGTGCTCGTGATATAGCTAGTGGGAAAAACCTACCTCTAAAAACTGTAAAAAGAATGCACTCATTCTTTTCAAGACATGAAGTTGATAAAAAAGGAAAAGGCTTCTCACCCGGAGAAGACGGTTTTCCTAGCAACGGAAGAATAGCTTGGGCTTTATGGGGTGGAGACCCCGGCCAAACTTGGGCCGCAAGCATTGTCGAAAGAGCTAAAAAAAGAGAAAAAGCTTCAGCGAATATAGATCCAGATTTATTAAAAATGAAGTCAATTTTAGTTTCACAAGGAATGAATCTAAATGACGATGTATTTTTAAAAGAAGAACTTATAAAAGCTAGGTTAACTGGGGCTCACAAACCCGTTAACATTGAGCATCAAGATACTGAAATAGTCGGTCACATGCTAGAAACATATGTTGTTTCAAAAAGCGGTGAAAGACTTGACAGTGCTGAAGATATAGAAAATGAAGACTTAATTGACATAGTAAACGAGTCTGTCATTTACGCTTATATATTTCCAGAAGTTTCAGCTAGAATAGAAGAACTAGCTGCTAAAAACCAGCTTTTTGTATCAGTAGAGGCTTGGTTCTCAGACTACGATTATTTAGTTGGAGAAGACATTGTAAAAAGAACCTCTGCGACATCAGACATCCTAGAGAAGCATTTAAGAATAAATGGAGGAGAAGGTGTCTACGAAGAAAAAAAAGTTGGAAGAGTTTTAAGAAATTTAATGTTCGGGGGAGTAGGGGTCGTTGCCACTCCCGCTAATCCCGATTCTTTAATTTTAGAAGTCGGAGACACTGAAAATAAAGCTGCTTCAGAGCAGTCTATTTTAGCGTCTCATATTATTGGCAATTTTGAGGCTAAGAAGGAGAAGATTATGGAAAACCCTCAGTTAGATGATTCTAATTCTGTAGAGGAAACTGATCTTGAGATTTCTGAAGCTTCAATTACCGAAGAGTCAGAGGTTAATGGCGCTGACGATGTGGAAATGACAAATGCTTCTGAAGAAGATGTCTCAGAGTCAACTGATCAAGAGTCCGAGGCTCAAGATCAAGACCTAGATATTTCAGATGCTTCTGGTGATATTCACATGTCAGAGTCAATTGAAGCTTCTGAGGAAGAGGTGGTTGAAGAGTCTTCAGAAGATCAAGTTTCAGAAGATTCTGAGAACCTAGAGTCAGAAGCTAGTATGCATGAAGAAGAGCAGGATTCTGGATACCATGACAAAGAGCAGGCAATGGGCGAGCACGGCGCTCACCACCACCCTGAGATTATGGCCAAGGTTGACGAGATGATGGCGATTCTATCAGGAATGACAGATATGGTTACTAAGCAAAATGAAATTATTGGCGGTATGCATGACAAGATGAAAGAAATTGAAGCTGGTCAAATCGTCAATGATAGACATAAGAAAATGATGGAAGCTGGAATGGACTCAGAAATGATTGATTCAAGAGCTGACAGAGTTTCCGCTATGTCTGACCAAGAGTTTAACGATTACATTGAAGATGTAAAAAGCCTACTAGTTAAAAGCATTGCTTCACTCGAAGATGTACCTGAGCAAGTAGAGCTAAAAGAAGTAGAAGAGCAGGTTGTTGACTCAGAAATTGATTTGTCAAAAATTGAGTCTACAGATGCAGAAATTAATATAGATTCAGATTCCTCTGATCCCACCTATCAGAGATTTTTTCAAGCTGTTTCAAGTTCATTTAACAAGAGAAACAAAAGATAAGGAGATACGACATGGCACTAAAAGCGCATCAGAAAATCATTGCAGATGACATCAACTTCCGCCTTGGAACGGCGGAGGAGCGTGGAATCATGGTTTGCATTTCAACAACTACTGACGGAGAAGTCACCAAGGCTGCCAACGCCAGTGGTGCTCGTGTAGCTGGAATGCTTCTAATGGACACCGTTACACGCGGAACTCCGGGCAACCTCGCCAGTCTTGGCGACGACACCGGGACAACAACTCTACCCAGAAACATGAACAAAAACGAGACATATGTATCTGGTGTTGTTCGCCTTCTCAAGAAGGGTGAAGCTGTAACTGATAAGGTCACTGGCTCAATCTCAAAGGGCGACACCCTCTACATAGCTGACAGTGGCGTTCTAACCGCCTCTGCTGCG